GACACAAGCCCAACCACAAAATACCAGGGAAAACAAGCCCAAAATTTAATTATCACTAAGTTGATAATGATTCAATGATCACTAAGTTGATAAGGATATAATGGTATTTAACCCTAGCCTTCCCAATTCCAATAAACTCATTCCAGGCTTTTTGGTTGACAGGTTGGCCACAAGACAAAAAAGAAAGCCCCTAGGCAAGCCTAGGGGCTGATTAGTTTAAGGATTTTAGGCTTTCTTATTCTTTCTTGGCTACCATCAATTCGAACCAGGAACCAGCAAAAAAGCCTAGAATAAATACGCTAATTAGTAGGATGGTAACCATAGGATTAATGGATACCATTGGCGATTACAACCAGGCCAAACCTAGTTTTGTCGCCACAAGCGTGGATGTTCTTACCATCTAAACCCTTGACGCACGAACCACACTCGCCAGGGCAGCTAAACGGTTTAGCATGGCCGGAAGCCTTTGCCGATTCACGGACGGCCGAATGGTAATCGGGGTTAGCGTATCGTTCCGGTGTGATTAGGCTTTCGTCTATTTTCGTCGCGATATATCGACCACGCGTAATAGGCAAGGCTAGCATATCTTCAACGGAAACGGTTTGGGGCTTTCCACCAGACGATAGGTTTAGCGTATAGTTTGCAGGGTACTCACCAGGGAAGCTGGCAAGGATATCCCAGGATTTTGAATATCCGTAGAATTGAATGGAAGGATTTAATCGGATTAAATCGAACCAGAAAGAGACGGTTTTCAGACTGTCAAAATCACCGTCTACATAAAGCCTTACGGTATCAACTTTTTTCAACTTTTGGAATTCATTGGCTATGCGGATTAAATCGAAACGAATTAAAAGAGTATTTTGAATCTGTCGGAAAAATGCTGAGGGATAACGCCAGGCTTTTAGAGAATAGCAAAATGACGCACAAGCCCCAGCCCCAGGGCAAGTAACCAGGGGAAGTGTGGAAAAATTTACAAAGGGGAGTTTGGAATTTTTTTTGCTGAAAACCTTAAACGGGGTATTCTTGGACTCTTTAGAATTGGCAAGAAAATTCGCAAGCTTTTTAGCGTATTTTGCCCAATGGGATTCAACCGGCCATCCGGCAGACTCACTAACCAGGAAAGACACAAAATCCGCAAGGCTTTCGCAATTGCCAGCACACTTTGCAATCCTCAAGGCTTGTGACCTATTGCAAATAGTCTGCTTTTTAACTTTGGTAACCATTGCACTAACTCCTCTTTCCTATCCTTTGGGAAACCGAAACCAGGGAAAACTAGTCCACCATATTAGCCAAGAATTCTGAAGCCTTATCCTTGGCCTCTTGGAAAGTTAATGGTTCCATATCGTTCGCAATTGAATCAGAATCGGTCCAAATACCGTTACCATCCACCCAAACCAGGAAACGGATCAATCCTTCCCTGTCATTGTTTTCAATGGATCGGATAGCCAACAAACGCATTATTTGGTGAATCATATCCTTTATCCTTTATCCTTTATCCTTGCGAACCATCTAACCAAAAGAATTCTTAGCTAACCATCGGTTTAGTGTCAACAAAATATTTTGTTTTTTTTTATTCGCAAGCCTTTGGCCTCTTTTCGTCAACCATGCGAAACCAGGGAAACGGAATCCCGCGTAATTCGGACCTTTTTGTCCGATTAAGCGGTCATCCTGGTTTTGTCTAAAAATCCAATGTTAAAATAGGCAATCTGTAAATCGGATAGCCTTGTCCGATTCCGCGAGCCCCTGGGGCAAACGGGGCCGGGGGCCGGTGGCCGGATGATCGGGGCCGATTCGGGCTGGCCGGGAAAACCCAAAAACTCTCCAGGGATGGTGAACCTGCCCCCAATCCGCCTCAACTCCCGCCCAAACAGTTTTGACGCACCCTAGGCCCAAAAACGGCCCGCTAAAACGGCGGAGGATCACCCGCGTCCCTGCCCACTAACCGCCAGCCTTCCAATTCAATCCCCGATGGATTCGGAAGTAATCTAGTGGTCTGGATCGCAACCACTCCGGTGGCATTCCCCAACACAGTCCAATGGCGCATGGAACCATATTCCAACAAAACATCCCCAGGTTGTAGCTTTTTAAACTCATCAGCGGTCATAACTACTCTCCAGGGATGAAAAACCGTTCCCAAAATATCCGGCCTAAAAAAAAATCGAGTGGGGGTAGGGGGTTTCGCTCAATTTCCGTATTGGTCACCAGAATATCTGGTCAATAAAAAATGGACTCCCCCAGGAGGCATTGTGTCAATTTCCGAATAGCTCACCCGTTTGATCTGGCAGTCTGCCCGTCCACAACCAAGCTGGGAACAGATCGACCTGGATCATGCCTTGCCCGGTGAAATCTTCCGCATTCCCCAGCACATTGCTCACATACTGGATATGCCGACAATTATCATCCGCGATGATGAAATGTCGCTTCAGGGCATCAATCGGAGCTTTAAAGAAATTATCTACATCCGAAGTCTCAGGAAAGTCTGCCCCTGGCTTAGTTGTCAATACAACCCCCAGAGGGAAATTGAAAATGGGAGCCTCAACCCATTCGGATAACTGGATGGATGCCCGCCACTTTTTATATTCCGCGCTTGTCACGAACCTGGAACGGCCCCGCGTTGCGACCGGAATCCAAAGCTGGTTCGTTGTTGGGGGCAACGGCAACTGAATCGACCAGAGGCAATACTCCCGTGGAGGGGTCAAATTTAGCGTATAATCGGGTTTCATTACCCAGGTAGCCCTTCCGGCCAATTAGCCTCAAGATCGTCCACTATAACGAATTCTGTGGACTCTGTGATGGTGCTGGGCGGTTGGAAGAAAGTTGCCGCAATATAGCCCGCCGCCGCCTTGGGCGTATAACCGCCGGAAGCGACCAGGATTCGCACCATGCTGGTCAATGAAATCGCCTCGATCAGGTGGTCCCCATTTGGGATTGATCCTATCCGGCAATGCTTGAACATGGGATCAATTAGGTGGATTTTGTTGACCATCGGGCATCACCACATAGAAGACTGTCCAGGACCAGGGGAACCCCAGGGCTACCGCGCCGGAATCCACCAATTCGTTATGCCAATCGAGGCGGATGGAATAGTGATCACTCCCGATCATGCATCAATTCCTCTACCATCTGTATTCTATTGCCGATCCAACGCATTACCGGGACTGCCATCGAATTTCCGATAGCCTTGTATCGCGGCCCATCCGGTGCTGGCTTTCCACGATGGGGAACATCGGTCCACCCGTCTGGAAATCCCTGTAACCTTTCACATTCCAGGGTAGTGAGGCGGCGGACATTTCCTGAAATTGAAATAACTCTTCCCGTGTAAACATCCTGCCCATTCAATCCGCCGCCCATATGCGCCCCATCGGTCAGGGTTCCGCACTTCTCTGGAATATAGGACTGATGAGATCCACAAACTGGGCAGCATTCAATTGGGCCATCCGGCTCCCACATTACTCCGCATGACCTGCACTCAACCTCAACGCCATCAGCAGAACCCTTGGCAGTTCCTTTCCTCTTTTTTCCGCCCGCCTTAAAATCCCCTCGCAAGCTTTCTTGCTCAAAAAGAACCGCTGCGGAATTTCTCCAGCCTCTAAGATATCCGACAACGAAGACCCTTCTTCTCCTTTGTGGGACTCCGAAGTATTGAGCGTCCAGCGTTCTCCAGCACAAGCCATACCCGAGTTTGACCAGCGACCCGATGAAGGAACCAAAATCCCGTCCTCCCCCGCTCGACAGGACTCCGGGGACATTTTCCCAGACAATCCACCTGGGGCGATAGTGTTCAGCAATTGAGGAAAATCCGAGGGCCAGTTGACCACGAATGTCATCAAGTCCTTTTCGGAGTCCTGCTGTACTAAATGACTGACAGGGAGTACCTGCCACGAGAAGGTCAATTGTTTCACGGGGCCAATCCCTCCACTTGGTCATATCCCCCCAGTTGGGGGTATCGGGGAAATGGTGTTTCAGAACGGAACAGGGGAAAGCCTCGATCTCCGAATAGGCTACCGCTTTCCAGCCAAGACCTTTCCAGGCGCAAGAAGCTGCCTCGATCCCAGAGCAGACCGATAGATACCTCATCGATCCCCCGCCACAAACCTGTCGAAATTGGCCCCGGACTGCTCATCCAGGATGGGAGGATCGGCGGGTGCTGGATGATCCGCAATAGCGGCGCGGGCGCGTTCTTTTCGCACCGTCCAAGGTGACAATTTGACCTTGAGGCCATCCACCGCCGCCGCGTAATCATCATCCGAATAAATCCACCGCTTGGGTGCGATTTGGGTTGGCGCGGGGATTCTCCCGTCCTTGATCAGAATCCAGATTCGTTGCCTGGAAAGCCCTGTCAACCGACAAAGGCTGGCGACAGTTTTGAATTCTTCCTGAGCCTGATTTTCAACTGAATCCATCTTCTATTCCTCCTTTTGCGACAGGCTACCCGCAGGGGGTTCTGAGTCCGGGGCGAGGGGGTGAACCCCTCGCCCTCCCGGCAACCGCAGGTCACGCCGCGCAGCGGCCACAACTAGCTCCCCTTGACCTTCATTTTCATCCCATCAACTACCCCGGCAATCTCAATATCCCGCAAGTAGAGTTTGGACCGTAGTTCCATGATTGCGTTGACTGTCGGGTCTTTCCCCTGACTCTCCAGGGAAGAAATGGCGCGGCTGGTATAGTCGCCCAGCACCTCTACCGATATTTTCGACCAATCAACGGTCATGGGAACCCTCCTGGTTTCCCCTGTTCTACGGGTTGACGGTCAACGGTTATCTCGTCAACGGAAATCCCTTATTAAATAGTAATTAAGTATTTAATAGTAATTAATTGAAAAAAGTTAGTAGTAATAACTTTAAAAGAACAACCTGCTAACTGTGGCCGCGCAAGCGCGGCGGTGGCCGCTGCGCGGCGTAGTGCCGGGGGGCGGTGCTGACGCACCCCCCGGCAAAGACAATACCTACCAACTTAATATTTAATTATTACAGCTTACTATTTGATTATTAATAATAAAGGAAATTTTGTGCCAAAACCCATTGCCAGGCCAATTTTGTTCCTAAGTTGCGATTCCTGAACGGTTTATGGCGCGATTTTTATTGTCAACTGTTGTTGGTGAGTCTTAAGTTTTTGAAAGGTGGCTTGTTTTCTAGGGTGAACTATACTGCACAAATAGGCAACATCTTTCCATGTAAGGGTTTATGATCGATTTAAAAAATATTTGCAAGTTTTCGTTCAATGTCCGTTGACATAGTGTCGATGGATGGAATATCATCCAAGTGTCGATAGGGAATAGGAAATAGGAAACAGGAAAGGGATTGAATCGTGATACCATCACTCAAAACCATCGGCCAGGCTTTCGGTGTTGAAAAAGCCCGCGCCATCCGTTCCATCATGGAACAGTTTACTGACCGTCACCCCCTTCGGAATATCCGGCCAGTCCTGACCCTGGAAAAGATTTCGAGCATTATCGGGGGTTGCGGGGTTGAATACATTTCCAGGGGGAATGGCGCGAAATCTCCAGCTATCACCTATGTCAACATGGGCGACACATATGACACAACGGTTATGTGGGTCCGGGGCCGATTCCAGGTTGGTTGCTGGGGGGATATTGTCGAGGGTGGAAATTACGAATAATTCTGACGCAAGTCTCCCGGCCCCCTTCGTTCTAGTGTTGTCAATGGTCTCAATAGGAAAGGAAATTCAAATGATCTGCCCTCATGTTCGCGTCCAAATGCTTTCGGCTATCACCAAGGAAACCAGCAAGAAATCGGTTTACGCCTTGGGCATTTTCCTCCGCGCCATGCGGAAGGTCGAGATTTATTGCGCCTTGGGTGGAACGGTCCAGGATGGCGCGGCCAAGTTTTTCAATGGTCATTTCTTGGCCAAGCTTGAGAAGGCTATAGCTAAGGGTGAGAAGTACGCCGAAAAGGCCAAAATCAAGGCGGAAAAGGCCAGGCCCGAGGTCATGCTCTTTCTCGACCCAACCAATAGCCTTCCCCAGTACCAGGGCAAGGAAATTGATGGTGATTATTCCAGCTGGCTTGTTTGGAATAACATGGATTAATTTTCGCAAGTAATTCCAAGTGGTTCGTTTAACTGGTGGATATGTGATTTTAACAGGAAAGGATCGGACAATGGGGAACACAGATCAGGTTATTCTGGAAACGGTTGAGCGGGCGATTGACCGCGCCAATGATGCCGGTGAGAATTGGGCTGATTTTGTCGATGATGCCCTTTTGGCTATCGGTGAGGAACTGCACGAAGACCAGGATTTCGGGCGTGACCATGAAATTATCGCCCGCCTGGCGGATGGCCGCGAAATTTATTGCGAAACGGATGGTTCTGGCGGATACGGTATTACCAATCTGTATCGCCACTATGATTGCGATATCGATGCTGGCGAAGGTGGCGAATCCACCGTGTTGGCGCGGAATCTGTCCGAGGCAGTCCGCAAGGCCAGGAAATGGGTTGCAGCTGGAGAATGGCGCACCAATGACGCTGTAATCCTATGCGTTTGGGGTTGCGATGGTGAAACCACTATCCGCCTTCTCCCTCAGTCTGGAGTGGTTTGCGATTAACCCTAGGAAAAGGAATAGGAAAGGATCAGGAAATGAACGGATATTTCACGGTTGCGCGGTTCCCATCGAATTGCCCCGAAACGGGCAGGCCCATCAAAAAGGGCGACCGGATTGCCTATTTCCCAGGCCAACGGAAGGCTTTCCACGAAGATTCCAAAACCGCCCAGGAATTGCGGGGCCAGCAGTTTGCCCGATCATGGGGCATGGTGGATGCGAACTGGTAATTTCCCCGCAAGTTTTTCCCCGCCTTCCGTTTGGATGGTAGGGGGGTAGTTCCCCAGGTTTTCCCGATTAGGAAAGGACAGGACGATGCCTCAAGATTTGAAAGACCTTTGGACTTCCAATGCCTTTGGCGACATTTCCGGCTGGGAATCTCTCCCGCCAGAGGAATTGCATCGCGAATGCGAAGAAATGATCGCGGCCTGGGCCGATAACGGGTGGAATGTGGATGACATTTCCCCGGAAGGCATGATTCAATTCCTGAAAAAGGAATGGGCCAAGGAAAAGAAATTCATTTTCGTTCGCTGGTCACCCAATGACCTGGAATTCCCTAACGGCGACCGCTATGACCATGAATCCCTGGTGGAGCGGTTTTTTGAATTCTGCGAAAAGGAATACCCCCAGGCCGAATGTGATGTTGGCGTTTGCAGGTTCCGGGGTGAATCCCTGTACCAGGGGATTGGGATGGAAGTTGCCGAAAAGTTTTTTGG